GTAATAAGGCCACGGCCCCGCCCACAATACCGAGAGTAAAAATGCCCACAGCACCATACACAAGTGCATTCTTGATGGCTTTTTGTTTAGCCAGTCTCTTAGCCTTTCCACGTTCGATTGCTTTCCGCTTTAGCTCTTTCCGATTAGCCATGAATTTTTGATAATCATCCCAAAGACCGGCACGGCCTTGGTAGATAAAAATTTGCTTTATTTCAGCTTCATGACTTCGGATACGCTCGAGTTCAAAGAACGCGTTCATGTCTCCATTCTTGGCGTCTTTTTCGAGTTCTTCTTTGGCATCGGATAATTTGACGAGATGAGGACCCATCTCGCCAACGGATTGAATGTGCCCACAAAGCTCTTTGACGGCACCTATTGCTTCATTTGCAAGTTTAACTGCAGCAATGGCCTCAAAAAGCATCGCGGCGTCTCCTACGTTTGTCGTCTTTGCATGTTCATCCTTTGAAGAGCAATCCTCTCCCGGTTGACATCTGCGCGTTCGTCCGCGATTTCTTCTTGAGACTCAATTCTAGCAGCATCAGTCGCAGCTCGCTGCATCAATTTATCCCGCTCAAGTTTCAGCTCTTCTTGATCAAGTTTAGCCCTGCGCTCCGTATCGGCTGCTTTAATCGCCAACTCCTGTTGACGGATTGCGACCAACGGATCGCCTTGATTATCAGGCTGTATTTGTTGCATCAGCTCCATTGTGAACTGTGCTTCCAGTTGAGCGATACGCGCTTCGGTAGCTGTCGGTTCCATCGCAGCGGCCTGCTGTTGTACCTGTTGTGCCGCAACGTTTGGATCAATCCGCCCCTGCTGTACAGCGACCTGAATTTCCATGTTTTGTTGCTGAAGCTGCTCCATCTCCTGCAAGACAATAGCCCGCGCTTTCATCGAGATGTGGCGGAACATGTGCTCGAGAATATTCGCCTGGACTTGAGGCGCCGCCTGAACGATAGGTAACGCAAAGAAAGCGACGTGCGTCGCGATGTGTGCATCATGATCTTGTTCAGGAAACGGTTGGATGGGGAGCCCTTTGGCTGCTTTTCCATTCTCAAACGCTGGATCTTCTGGCTGAGGCTGCGGGGGCGGTGGCGGCGGAGGTAAAATCTGCTCAATGTTTTGAACTTCCAAAGCCTCATACATCCTCCGATACGCTTCGTACAGATTGTGCATTTGCGGGTTGGACTGTGCCAACTGCAGTTGAGTCTGTGCCAATGTGACACGCTGTGCCATAGAGAAGATGTTTGGATCAGAGACCGGCAAGATATCGATCCGATCATCAAAGTCTGACGCCAAGATCTCCTGTTGCGCTCCGGGTACCTCATAGGGGTAGGCCCCTGACATGTGGTCGCGGATCACTCGAGATAGCAGACGGAACTCAATCTTCTGTGCGTAGTGCAACCGCTTATGGATTGCACTCATCACCTTCATGCCGCGCTCAAGTAGCGCGACCGTCGTACCTACTGGCTGTTGCTGAGAACCCGGTGAAGCGATCTGATTGTCGGCAATGGAGACGAAGCGCCGCCCAGATTCAATAAGTACTCCCAGAAGCTGCGCCAACGTCGCCGACGGTTCTTTGAACGGGAGCGGGATAATCGAATTCCGTATGTCTCCGCCAGGAGCATCAATGTCCCGGAACTCACCTGGGTTAAGCGGCTCGTCATCATTACGGATGCGAATTCCGCGTGCCTTGAATCCGGCTGGTAGATTGGATAACGTGCCTGCATCGATCAACTGCCTCAAGATGCTGGTCGCAGCCTTACCCAATCCTCCGATCATGTGGATTAAGCCGAAACCATAGAATCCTAACCCTGGAAGAAACTTGTAATGGACGAAGTACTGTTGCTTGCGCTTCGTCGGGTCATCTTCCGCATAGTTCCTACGGACCGACAAAATCTGTCCACTACCCTGATCGACTGTGACGATATACGGTAGTTTGATGCCCGTTGGTTCGCCATTCTGAGCTAAGTCTTCAAAGCCTTCAAGATCTAAATCTGTGTGGATTTCAAGGATAGTGTGCAGCTCTTCAGAGATGTTGGTTTCAACACCCTCTAATTCCCGAACTTTTTGTTTAACCGTGTCCGAATCTTCTTCATAGTCATCAGAAAGCTCAACATCTCGGTATACGCCAGCAACCTGTAGCTTGCGAACTTGATTCGGATCCATGCGTAAAACGTGTGTAATGCGCGATGCAGTTGCAAGGTCAGACGCCGTGTACGGGACAACCAAGTCTTCGGCAGGTATAAATCGAGATACCGGTCTTTGTTTAGTTTCATCAAAGTAAACCTTCTTAAATGTCGAGCCACTAAGCGGCAAATAGAACAACATCTGATCCGTGTCAGGATCAAACTCTTCCATGACCTCAGTGACCATATAGTTCATAAAGTCTTTTACGCGCTGTGCTTGAGCATCCTTCTCAGGAGTCTCCGCACCAAGAATCTGTGTCTTAACTGGACCGCCTGATGGCAACAGCTCTTTGTATGACTGTGCTTGAAACTGAGTGACAGACTCAGCAATCAGCGGATGTGTGACGCCTGACGCACCTTGGAAAGGTTGCGTGCGCTCTTGATATCGGACGCCCAACAGATCAAGACCACTGGTATATCCTTCTTCCCACTCGGCCCTTGATTCTTTGTCTTCTTCAAAGCTTTCAACCAGCTCCGAGGACAACGAACCAAGAGTGCTTTCGTCCAGAATCTCAGCAAGGTTAGCGTCGTGGTCGTACATTTCTGCCATGACCTCCGTGCCTTGCATCTCGGCCAGTGCTTGAATAATCGCACCACCTTGGCCATCGTCTATGATCTCCGCGCCTTGCGAGAAATCGTTTAGTTCTGGGAGTTCAATTTCTTGGCCGGGGACGGCTTCTAATGCGGAATCAACCATCCCCATCATTTGATTCGGAGGAACTGACATTAAAATACTCCCTTAAATGAATTTTTACGTCTAACTAAGCCGCCAAAACGGTAACTATCTCCGCCCGGACGCTTTGTTTTTATATCAACCAGATCCAACTGTGTCATTGGATCAATAATCTCGTCGTTTGAGCCGCCGCCAATTCTTCCCATTGCCTGAAGCTTTTGAAACACGCGGTCAGGAATAGGAGCACGGTATTTGCCCCTTGAGTCAGGCTTCTCGCCCCTTGCAACTTCTGGATCAAGTGTGCCAGTAGAAGAGCGAGCAGTTTCTTGTCGTGGACGGCCTGCTGTCGGCTTTAACTCAGAAACAGGTACGTTATACGACCCGCCGTCAGTGATAACAACCGCTCTGCGGCTCTTTGAATCACCAAATACGCGCTGAACTGTGCCAATTGTGCCATCGGGCATAGAAACTTTACCGCCGACGACCATTTTTGAGCGACCTACGCGCTGTCCGCCTTGTGTGTAGTTACCTCTACTTCGTGCCATCAGTAATACTCTCTAGACCTAGAAACATAGTCCGAATCTTCACCGTCTTCTTCTCCCTCAAGGGTGATAAACCCACCTTGACGGAACCGTATAAGCGCCATAGTCATACTATCGACAAAGTCATCGTGATCCCCATGCGGGAAGGCCGCACACTCATCAACGACCTCTTCCGCAAACCGTTTCTCAGGAGCCCAAACCATTCCGGCTTCAAATAATGGCGCGACAGTATGCATGCGCGTTACTTTATCACGACCCTTGCCCGGAGTGTAATTCATCACCGGAATACCTGTTCGTCGAAGTTCGTCCGTCAGTGGCGTACCAGTCGCTTTCGCCTCGATAATCACCATATCGGGCTCCCAGTAATCATGTTCTTCTAAGGCAACCTGTTTTAATTCCGGAAAGTTATAACGACCACGCTTGGCGTCGAGGAGGATAATGTGATCCGGACCTCCTTCCTCGGGCTGGAACACACCCCACGTTGTAATTGCGGAGTAGTCGGCGGTTTCTTTTTTGGAGAATGCGGTGTCGTAGGACTGCATGATGTACTTAATAGGAGGTATTTCGTCAGCTTCCCAGACATTCCACCACTCCTTCTTAACAATCGCGCCCTCTGAAG